ATCTGTGAAAACAATATTAGAATTGTCAGTAGTGCTGTGAAATGTTGCAGCGGTGTTTCCAGATGTGACAATGTGTAGTGGCGTAGCTGGCGAACTCGTCCCAATGCCAACATTTCCGCTGCTGTCGATGCGCATACGTTCGCCACCAGAACTATAAAAAACAAGCGGGTCTAAGCCAGCTACACCACTCATTGTGGAGTAAATCTGCCATTGAACTGTCCCTGCACTATCTAAAAAAGATAAGTTAGGGCTTCCGTTGGCATCTTGAATGTATAAACCTGTGTTTCCTGAGGTTGCTTTTAGGTGCATGGTTGCACTAGGCGAACTCGTCCCAATGCCAACATTACCATCGCCTCTGACTGCAAGATGCGTTTTAGATGCGTCAGTTATTTTAAGGGAATATACAGCAGAGTTTGTTGTACCTGTGTAATCTAAGTACAAACCATCTCTTGCACTCCCTGAGTTTTCAGAAAGCTGAACTAAAGGCGTTCCAGCCGAGGGCATTGCACCAGTGACATTCAGTTTATTTGTAAAGGATGTATCACCAATGCCAAGCCCTTCTACACTCGCATCCCAGAAGAACGATTGGCTTGACCCCGCCGAATCGTAGAAGCTGATGTCGCCGTTGGAGGCAATACGCAGACGATTTTCTCCGTCATGACTAGCAAAATTAAAATCAGCGAATACAGGGTCAGAACCACCATTGTCATTTGCTATAAAGTACATACCCCAATTAGCGTCTGTAGAAATAGTCCCAATGCCAAATCCAGATGTACTGTTTAACGAAAGAACATCGCTGGTCAAAGTACCCGTGATGTCTACGCCTGTGCTGGTGGTGGTGAGTTTTGGGCTGTTGTTGTGGAATAACTGAACAGACCCTCCATTAGTGGCAAAAAGATAATTTGCATTTCCTGCTGAGTTTTGAAGTGCAAGAAATGTGTCACTGCGTAAATACAAGTTGCCTGTGCCAGCATCTTGGACATAACTATGCGACCCATCATGGTAAATCTGTAGGTCAGACCCAGCGCCGAAGATGGCTTTGTCGTTATCGCCGAAAGTCAGATCACCCGTCATGGTATCGCCAGTAATCCTGACAAAGCCTGTGGCAGTATCTAGCGCATTCTTAAACTCATCTATCGTGATATTCTTGGTTAGCCCAGCAGACGTATCAACGATCACAAGCTGGTCATCCGTGGCAACTGTGGCCCCCGTTAGCGCGTCTAATTCAGATATTTTCTTATCAGCCATGATATATTCTCCTTAGACCCACGCTCTCACGATCAGCTTAAAGTTAGCAGTTTGCGCCGATGTTGTTCTCGCCAATGATCCAGCAGCATTATAATATGCAATGGAATTATCGCTGTTTTGCCTACAATAAATATTTGTCGCATCAGCCCAAACAACGACCCCACCCTCATCGCTGCCATTAATATATACGAAATTTTGCAACTCATCACCCACAGAAAAAATGTCATGGGCAGTTTTACAAATCATTCTCGCATCAATTAATTTAGGAACAGCGCCCAAGCTATGAGCCAACGTATATAAGTTACTCGCCGTTAATGTTTGCTCTGCACTGGTAAATGATCTACTTGATCCAGCAATGGGTGCATAAGCATCAACACCAGCCTTGACATTTGCAGGAGATACCAGTGCTTCTGTGGTAACCGTGCCACCCGTCCAGCTTGATGATGGCAAAACACCCAGAGTGCCAACATCTGTTCCATTTATTGTAACAACTTTACTATCCGCAACATAACCCACAACATTGCTTGAATTATTTAAGCGCAGCAACTTAATCCAAGCTGTATCGCCTTCATTTCGCATATAAAGCCAATCAGTATCCGTCTCATACCAGAACATATTGGCATAAGTCGTGCTTGGCGCAGATGTGCCTGAATTATTAGTTACAATAGCTTGTAACGCATTGTTTATATCCGCCCGAACCGCTGGCGCAGTAGCATTGTCTATCACGTAATCATGAGTTGCCATTAGTTATACTCCATTGAGATCACTGCTTTTTGCAATACTGGCGTAACATTATCTGCCGTAGATTTTAACACATATTTAAATAAAAAACGACCGCCGTAAAGTTCACAGGGCAATTTGACGTAATCTGTTAATATTGAACCACCGCCAGCAGCATAGGCTCTTGCATACACCTCAACAGATACATCCTTAAAGTTTACAGTTTGCCGAGCAAAATTATCCCAATTATAATCCTTAGGCCAACTATCTATATTGCCTTGCAACGCATCAAAGTTAATATCATATGGCCCACTGTGATCCGAAAAGGCCGTAACATAAGTCGTGCTTGGAGGTGCATAACGCTCAACAAACAATTCACTCACAAATAAACGCACATTCTGGTCGCTACCTAAATCATCATACCCATAACTAAAGTATGTGCCTGTTGATGGTGCCACTGTGTAATCAGTAATATGGATTTCTCTGCCATAATAACCAGACCAAATCGTCGTATTATCGCGGGTGCCTACAGTTGAGCTAAAGTCAGCAGTTGTCCCGCTTATTGTATAGGTTTCTGAATTGGTACGTTGATCTAAATCATTTGCATTAATTACGATTGATGAAACTGTTCCAGCATTACCAGATTTATCATAAGGCTCGATAAAGAATGTGCCTGACTGCGCAATCATTGTCGCACTTGAGGCTGGACGCGCAACACGATTAACAACAGGTACTGTATGGAAATCATTAAATCCTGCGCCGGATGTTTCATAGTTTCTGTGGATTTTATAATGGCTTAAATCGCCGCTCGCTGATGGTTCCCAATCAAGATGTAATGCGCTTCCCGCAATACGCTGTTCAATACTAGAAACAGCAGTTGGGCCAGTTGTATCATGCTGTGTAACACGACCAACTTCCGTATAAGCACCCCTTACTCCTAAAGAGTTACTTGCTCTTGCTCTAATTGAATATCTTGTATATTGAGGATTATCTACATCCTCTATAAACGCATCAATAATTTCATATCTGCCAAGGTCGCCGCGCCCTAGAAGCGTGTACCCCTTATCTGTACCTGTTCTCAAAAATTCCCAAGCAAAAAATACATTGACGCCTTCTGATGTGCTTAAACCCGTTAAATCGCCAATTAAAACAACTGGGGCTGCTGTTTGCACCAAATACCAACCACCACCAGCCGCAGTTTGTTGTTTTTGAATAACTAGCACATCAAACTTTGCTGATCCGCTTTTACCTGATTGACTTGTGAAGAAGGTAAATTCGTCATAATCGCCTTGCTCATTCGAAAGAAACGAAACAACACCATTTGCAGATGTTCCTCGGATTTGGTCAAAGAAAGCCTCTGTTGGACCGCCAGAAGTCCATCCAAAGTAAAACCTACGTGTAAGGCTAGTAACCTCTGTAAGTAATCCACCGCCTGATCTTGCAACACCCCAAGCACCATCCACAACAGAAATAGAGCCATTGGCTAGGCTTTGATCTAAATCATTATATTTGACGGTCTGATTGTTGTATTTTAGATATTCAACCTCAACATCTTCAATTTGTGCAGCATTGTCTGACGATACGTCAACGGCGATAACACTTGTGAGATGCTGGTTAATAACACGAACCTCGTTTGTCAGAGTAATACTTACATCAGGCACATAGAATGGGCTTGCAAGCTGAGTATTATTGCTTTCAAACGTACTTTCCTCTGCATCCCAATCAAAAATCGCAGAGCTTATTTCTTGCAGCGTCATCACAACTTCAAGCGCCATGTCACCATTCAAACCAAAGGTCCATTCAATGACCTCAAATTCTTTATTCACAAAGCCCAATCTGGTGTTGTTGATTTTAATAATATCACCAACTGAAAGCTGCAAAGCTCTCAGGCCAAATGATCCGCTTACTTTTAGCTGCTCCCGATTTCGATACAGCGCAATCTTTGCTATGCGTTGTGCTTGCGATGAACTGCTGACAAATGGCAAATCCAATTCAAGTACGCTTTCTTCGCCGCCATCTATTCTAACAAATTCATCTGATTTAATCTCTGGATAGTTGGTCGGTTGCCAACTTGTTTCCTCACCGCGAAATAAGCCAATGACTTTATTAAAACCATCGCGGCGACTATTGCGGGTGCTTATTTCTAAGCCAGATCGCAAATCATCTTCATCTAAAGTTAGCACAGATGATGTATAAGCTGCTGCCTTGCATGACCATTTTCCATTGCTGTACCAAATCATGCCGCCCATCGTGGCAATGATTGATTTAATGATGTCTTGAGGATTTTCTTGAGTTAAATATGCTCCATCACAGCGATACCGTTTCTCAGTGCTGCCCCCAGATAATGTTACATTCTCATCGCAGATATTTGCAGCAGTGCTAAATGCGTCCTCATCAATCTCTGCCGTAGTCGCAATGCCCGAATAAATTAAATAGTCGCGTAAAATAAGTGCTGGATTGCGCCCGATTTCAACGCCGCTAGTATCAGTAAAGGCTGTTTCACCTGTACGTGGATCATAGACCTTCTTTCCGCTGATTAAGGCTGAAATGGCGGGAACGCCATTTGGGAAATCTTTCCTATTGGCATCATAATAATGAAGCACAGTCAGATAAGCAACGCCAGCAGCTTTATGCTCTTCTGTCCATTGCGTATTGCTTGGCATATTTGCGAAACTCTGATCTAGCGTACCAAGGCGCTCTTGATATGATGTTGCGCCAAAAATATTTCTGGATGTTCCATCAGGTGATATTAATAAAAATGCGGTATTAAAGTTTGTAATAATACCAGTATCTATAGTATTGGGGTCAATCTTTTCTTCGTTAAGATAGATTTCATCATAACTTGTAATTTCATGGTCAGCGAAGGCAATACATTGATAAAGAGTTACATTGTCGGGTAGCACGTTTTGATAAAATACTGCCCCTCCAACTCTAGGACGACCATAAATTACTTGACGCGGTGCATTTGGTAAAACCGCATTTACGCCCACGCCATAACCGCCAGATGCGTTTCCAGCTTGTTTTTGTTGCGGATTTAGTGCGTTGAGAGCATAACTTGCAGCCGTAGCCAAGGCGACTTTCGTAAATGTAACCCCAGCAAGCGCTGCGCTAAATCCAGCGCCTAAGCCAGCAGTGAAAATGGTAATAGCTGCACCTGCGACTGTAGCAAAAAATCTTTGTCTTTCCCTCTTACTACCCATCGCTCAAGCTCCAATATAGCATATTTTCTGATGGATATTCTAACACAAGTCCATTATCCCCAACAAATGCAATATGCTTACCTATTGATATTCCAAAGCAAAAGGGTAAAACATTATTTTCATTTTTTGCCACTTGCGCAGAGATTGATCCACGCGGTGCATGATTAGTATTTAATCTGGTTAGACGATCATCTAATCCGTCAATCAAATCAGCATAATTACTTTTACGCAAGAAGCGTTGATATTTAATCATTGCTCCATGCTGTGTTGAATATCCATCAAGAAATTCATCCGCAAAGCCATATCCGCGCATTTGTATTGCGGCATTATTGGCAAAAGTGATGCAATCATGCGGCCCCCATTGAAAAGGCTTATTACGAATTGCATCTATCCATTTTGCAAGACGAATATCCCAATCAGAAAACATTAGGTTCTGCCCCAACTCAAAGGCTTATTTTGCAGTTCATTAATAAAATCAAATGCACGATCCTCATCTGATGCACTTGGAAAAGCATCCCGATATTTCTTCTTCTGATATTCAGATGTATATCGCGTTACTTTTGCTCGCTGCAAATCAACCAGCTTATTCTCAACAGACAGTGAAATAGATGCCTCGTCTGGATTTTCGCTGATGTTCATCTGATCCATGTAGCCCACGAATAGGTCAATCATCACAACTGGATCACCTTCTGAACTATCCACATCTCCAGTATCTTCTAGCGTGATTGCAATTCCATCTTCAGTAATCGTTCTATTTCGGTTTGCGTTGACCATACCAAACTTAATGCGGCATATGCGGCCCTGATAGGGTTGCTGGAGAGCCAAAGCCACAACTTCTTGCGGCAATCCCGATAAAGTTATTGTCGCACCAGCAGCGCGTAAATCAGCCGTTTCCGTTATATTTGAAACTGTCAGAAATTGACCCGCACCTGTGTAAGTATTTCCACCATGTGAGATTTCGCCAAGACCCGTCCAGAAATATAGATTGCCGGATTGTATGATCTCACCGCCATAATTCAGCGCCTCAGTGCCAAACTCAAGATCAACCGCGAAAAATGGGAATACTTCATCAAGCGTAATGATGTTTTGAATTTGCAGCAAATCACGGGTCATGGAACTACCTGAACTGCTGCAAATGTAATGCCATAAATTGCCGCATTATTAATTGACCAATCTTGCTCTCCTGAGTTTAGCCGCCAACGCCCCACCGCACTATCAACAATAACAGTTGAGTTGTCTGATGGTGCAGTCAAAATATTAGGCCAAAGATCAAGTGTGGCCTCTCCTGATGCGTTTGTATCAACATCTGTTAGAACTTTATAAAGTGACGCTGTTGAAGCTGATCCTAGCTGGATATAATCGCCAGCCTTTAAATAACCCGTTGCACTTGCTGGCAAGCCATCAATGGACAAAGATGCGCCCGTCTGGTCTGATCCATTGACAACAGGCGTTCCCGCTGTTGTAGATGCTGAACCACGCGCTGTTGCGCGGTTAGGATCGCCCATAAGGAAAGTACCTGCGCGTCCGTTTAAACTTAGAAGCCATGCAATCCATTCCTCCGCACTTGCATAGTTCATAGCTGGCAATTGCACCTCTGCTTCCCAGCGCTTACCAGCATGGTTATGGATTTGCTGCTTGTAAGTAAATGGAGACATGGTCATTGCAGTTTGATTGACTGCACGAAGAGTGATATTCGCTATGCCTGTGACAGTTGGGAATGGTCTGGGATAAGTAATAGCCATTAGAATGCCCCCGCGAATGATCCACCGCGCCTCTTAGCGTCCAATACAGCCGCTTTAGATGCTTCTTGTATTTGAGGCAATAATCCCAAAATCTCTGCTCTTACGGTTTGTTGTATGCCTGTTGTGACGTTAATTGTTTGATTGACTACTACCGCCCCACCGCCAAGCTTGTCATTCGGAATAATTGTACCATTATTTCTAGGTATCATAAGCTCTGGACCGGCTTCCCCAACGAGATATGGTCTTCCAGCAGAAACAGGACCGCCCATTGCCCGTTTCGGAATATCTGGCGCTGGTCTGCCATCACCAACACCGCCAAAACCAATTAAAGCGCCACCAAATTGCAAATCTATGGCTCGACTGATAAATCCCGTAATCTGCTTAACAAAGAAGATGCGATATAATTCTTTGATAATATCTCGCGCCATAGCTCTAAACGCATCTTTTGCTGATGTTGTGCCATCTATCATTGACATCATGGCATTCTCAAAAGAACTCTCAACAGACTGAGAAATTGATTGCAGCCTTAATTGCGCATCAGAAAGTCTTTTGGTCGCAGAAGTGATTTTATCTATTCTGCTTGCCGTTTTGTCATCCGGCCCAAGGGCTGGAAGTCTTGAACTCATGGCATCTTGTATTGCTTCATAACTTTTTTTAAGCAAATTAAGTGTAGCTCCACCCGCATCTTCTACAGCATCAAAAAATTCTGGGAACTTTGCCTTTAATTCATCCATAGCCTTGGTGATTAGTCCCATTCTATCAGCAGTAATGCCAAGCATAATCGCTAAAAGCGGAAGTGGCGATCTTCTTACCGTCATATTAAATAATCTCATTAAAATCTGAGACGCTGAAACCGCTTTTGCAAATTTAACAAAATCACTTGCTACGCCGAATACAAAATTTCCTAATTTTATAGCCATGAATACGCCAGCAGCAGTTCCTAAAATAGCCAAATTATCAGAAACAAAATCAATTACATTCCCAACTAAAGTAAAAGCCCCCGCAAGGATACCATTGAAAAAACTTACAACAGGAGAAAACGCATTTATTAACGCTCCACCTTTTTCAAGGAAATTATCAAGGGCTGGACGTATAGCATCAAAAACACCCTTAAACCGATCAAGACCACCACTCGCCATGAGAACGCCAGCACCCACACCCGCAAGCGCACCTGCAATCATACCAAGAGGGCCAAATATAGATAATATCTGTGGACCCTGCATAGAGAATATGCGCAAAGCGTCAGTTCCCATACTAGCTTGCACCGCAACGTCTTGTACCTGCAAGCCAAGCATACCCATATTTCGGGTCATCTTCTGAATGCCACCAGTTTGCTTTCTCATAGCAACTGTATGCGCGTTCATTTGACGGGAACTCACAGTCATGGCTTTATTAACTCTGCCAAGCTGCTGTTGAACTTTTTGCATCTCAGGAACAGCATTCCCAACAGCGTTCATCTCAAATGTGAGCTTTTCAACTGCCATTTTTTTCTTGCTCCTGTTTTATTCTAAAATAGGCGACCCATTCATTGTATTCCGACATACTGATTAGATCAATCTCATCAATCGTCTTGCCAAGATGCTCCGCAAGTGAAATCAGATTATATCTGAATGGGTCGCTCCTTAGTTTTTTTCATGTTCCTCTACAGATACAGTTTCGAAAATAGCACCAAAAATCTTTGCAATGACACCTAAAGGCTCACCCATAAGAATAAACTTATCCCCAACCTCAAATGCTTTATCGCCATTTTTGTCCAAACATTTTAGAATGATTAGATCAACCATCGCATCCATACTTGGACTTGTGATAAAATTGGGATGCTTTTTCTGTATCTTGGAAATATCTCTTGCAGCCACATCAGAAAAGAATAGGGTAAGAGGCTCATTGCCCTCACCCCATTCTTCGACATCAAAAGAACTAAGCTCCTTTTCAGCCCTTTTAGCCGCAATTTGCTTTGCTAGTGACATCAGACAGTCCCGATTGTGAGCGCCCCATCAAGTTGCAATTCTGCGCTTAATGTTGCTATCCCGTCCATAGTTGCACCGCGCTCAACAGAAGTCACCAAATAAGTTCCAGTATATTTGGTATCACCAGAAGAAGCACCTTCAGCATAAAACTCACAATCCACCTTGTCACCTTGCACAAGGTCTTGCTGCACTGCGTCATCAGGATCAAGATACAAGCTCATGCTTCCTGTTCCCGTCATCAATCCTTTGGTAAAGGTGCGTGACGTATCGCCCATAGTAGTCGTCTCAACCGCATCTGCTGTATTTGTGATAGTCCAGCTTAACAGTTCGCCAATTTGTGCAACGGAGCCGCCAGTAGTCACCAGCTTCACGCTTCCGTCTGATCCGAAATAAGTAGCCATGAAAAACTCCTTTACTTGGCTGTTTCTACATCTGCCATAGATGTAACATATCTAACATTGAATGTCAGCTTTGCGATACCCACAGGTTGCTCCGCATCACCAGAAAAATTTATTTCTGTGCCAATCAATGTCGCTCCTTTTGCAAGGCTGTTGATCGTGAAATCCCCAGCAATTGCCTCTTCGACTTGGACGCATATTGCATCCACATCATCATCGAAAGTATCAGTTGCCTTCACATAGCAGTCAACCTCTACACTTAATTCTCTAGTAATATCAGTGACACCCATATTATAACGGCTAGACGCCTCTGATCCTGTGTAAACCGTAATCGCAGGGAGGCTTGCATCAGTTATCGGATAAACCCGTGTGCCATAAACCCGACTACTTACAAGCGTTACATTTGATGTAAGCGTAGAAATAAACCTGTCTCTGATAGACTTTCTAACGTGCGCCACTATTGTTTCTCCAATTGCACAACTGTCACGCCAGTGCCGTCATGTATCCAAGCTCTGACTTTATAATTTACTGAATTTATAACCATCGCATCACCGTATGCGATAGATGGAATATCTGCACTTCTACACGTTAATCTGGGCTGTTCTTCATGCACTGGCACAATACCACCAGCATCCACAGGCACAGTCTCATTATCAAATATACCCTTTATTGTCCCACCGTCATACGTAACATCACTGGCAAATTCATCTGTTACCAGCATATTAGCTAAGTCAGTGGCGAAGGATATAGCCATTATTCGTCCTCTGGCGTTGCCACCGTTTTAACGGCGCGATTGGTTTTCTTGGGTGCTGCCTTTGGCTTCTCAGCCTTAACTGCCTCAACATAGCCACGATTTATCAGCTTTTCAGCAATACGATCTTCAATATCATGCACTTCATTGGGCATGAGATTACCGCCCGTCCCAGCGAAACATTTCTGTAAGATTTTAACTTTCATCACCATCTCCTAAAAGAAGGGTGGGCCAGTTAGCCCACCCCATTGCTTATTAAGCTATAGATACCTCATCTGTGATACCGAAGCTAACTGCGTTGCGAACACCAACATCAAGCTCTGCATGGAGTACCATGCGAACTGTGCCAGCTTTCGATCCGCTGTATGGATCAACCAAGATAGATGGTGCGCCAAACTGTGCAATCATCAACTGTGAGAAGTCACCGAAGATCAATGCAGACGCATCATTTCCACCATCGCCCGGATCAAGGTTAGTTGGTACGTTTGATGTAAATGCCATTGGGTAGCCATAGAGGTTATTCCAAGGATCATTCAAGATCATTACGCTATCGGTAGACGCCACTTTAGCAGTAGAAGCAAGTTTTGCTTTCACGGCTGGATGTGACAAGAAGCCAGCAGCATTACCATTGACAATGCCGTTGTCCTCTTCAACCAACTTAACAAGGCTGATGATGTCTGACCATGTAAGCGCATCAACATCAGTACCTGCTGAAATATCAAGGTTGTTTACACCTGATGTATTCAAGATACCTGTTGGTTGACCTGATGATCCAGAACCTTGGATCGCATAGAACTCTATGCGGTCTGCTGCTGAAGCAAGCAAGTCATTTCTGACTATTTGCTCAATTGATGGCACGCTTTCCATTGCAAGCAAGCGTGAAACCTCAACAAACGCACCCATCGTGCGCGGCTGAAGTGTTACGCCACCATCTGTGCCAGCACCATCTGTGACATCTGCCAATTCCTCAACAAATGCAGCATTTGCACCTGTTGCGAGTTTTGGCATTTTGATGCGGTTTGTCAGACCTGACAAGTAGGTTGCACCCAATCCACCAAGCACTTGACGTGCGCGAAGTGCTTCAATGAACATGTCTCCACGATGTACTGTAGGAACAAAATCATCAAAGACAACTTCTGAGCCAGAGCCGCCTGTTGCTGCTGTTGAGAGTGGACCACGCTGACCCCATACGAAATCAGGAACATAAACGCCTTCGGCTTCACGTCCTATACGCATGGTAATTTCGTCATTCATCTCACGCTCAAAACCAGCTTTACGCCAATCGCCAGTGACTTGCGCTTGGATCATGCGACCCAATGAATATTCACGCTTTTGCTTTACTGGCACATCAACTGCTGCTGGAGCAATATCCAGAGGCTTGTCTGTGATTGCATTGAGAAGCTGACCACGGAACTCATCAACTGATGTTCCTCTGGCGATTGCTTCGTTTGCAAGATCACGCTTGTTGTGCTTGGCTCCAAGTGCCAAGATTTCAGCATCATTCTTACGTGCGGCACGAACTGCTTCAGCTTTTACCGCATCAAGATTGATGTCTGTTTTGACTTCTTCAGTCATTGTAACATCTCCTTTTGATGTTGAGGGTTTAGGTTCTGCTGGAACTGATCGCCCAACACCAACAAGATTTGACCGATCTGCTGGCACTGAAACTATCGAAACTTCCATAGGAGTAGTTTTGATCCTGTAATAGTTATCAGGATCGTCCTTCCTTGTAATTCGGCCATCAATACGATAGCCTACACTGATGTTTGATCTGATGCCATCAGTAACATCATTGAACACTTCAGAGGCAAGCGCACCTTTTCCAAAGCGCACTTTTGCACGTAGACGCCGCGCATTCTCATCAAGTTCAACCCCTTCGACAACGCCAATTTGCTTGGTCATATCGTGATCCAAAAGCAATGGCGCTCTGCCACTATTCAAAAAGCGTAAATCCATATTTTCCGCTGAATGATCCATAACCTCAAGGCCAAAATCTCGCTCAACAGGCTCCTCAGAAGATACACCGACCATGACGCTTCTGCTGTCCATATCAATGGATTTATCTTCGTCCATGTAATGCCCACGCATGGACATGTCTTCACGGCTAAAGCGCTCCTCTTGCTGCTCCTCTTCCTCATGGATTTTTGCGTAAGTAATCACATAAGTGTCATCTGTCTCTTGGATGTCCACTATGTGACGCTCATCCATTTCTTCAAATAGATCGTCTGTCATATCTTCACCTCTCTTAGATGACATTGGATGACCTTCTGGTAAAAGGTCTGTATCATGCTTCCCGCTGCGAAATTTTCCATTGCGAAGAACATATAAAAATGAATTGACCCTTGCATATGCCCATTGCTCTGGGCTGCTAACATTTGGCCTAACACTTTGAGGATTGGTCTTATATGCACCAATGCCACGATTAAACACAGTTGATAAGGTTCTTAGATTAGTGCGCTTGCTGGCTACATTGCCAACCGCTTCATTATGGTCATCAGCTTTCTTCTGCAAACCCTTACGAACAGCACCAGTGATAGCCCTTAAACCACGATCTTCTTTTTCTAGCCGATCACGAATACGTTTAGACCAAGCATAACCAGCATCATCACCCCATAAAGCCCATGCAATGCGTCCATTTGACGGATAACCATCTTCACCTTGGCTAAAACCTTCAGCTTGCTTGTCAATCTCATGGCGACTGAAAAACGAATACATACGTTTTACCGTATCTTCAGAAAGCTCTTTATCATTCACAATGTCTCTAGCTCTAGCAATGCCCACAGCAGTGCCGCCACGCCCGAACTCACGCCGCCACTCAAGACCGCGCTCCGCTTCCACCTTCATAGCTGCTGTGGGCTTATAAGTCGCCATCAGACACCTCTGGTTCTGCTGGTGATTTCATCCCAAATGGTTCAAATGCTAGAGAAAGACCATATCTTTCAGCCATTTGTTTATCGGATTGAATTTGACTGAATAATTCCTCAACATCGCGCCCATAATTTGCTGCAATATCATTCATGCTAACTATGCCGTTTGAAAGTGCAGTAACATGAGCGTTTATTTCTCTTTGAGGATCAACCCAAGCAAATCCACGACCTCTGAAATGGATATTGTCAGAGAATTTATCCAGTTTAGTAATTGGAATGGGTATATTTCCAAACGAGAGAGCCGCTTTTAACCAAGTTCTAAAGACAGGCTCGCAAAAATGTTGTATAATGAAGGATTGCAGCGTTTTATAATGATCGCGCTCCTCAATCGTTCCTTGGCGAATAGAAGAATAAGAAACGCCCTTCAAATCATTAGATAGGCTTGTGTAACTCACATTCAGACCTGATGCGATGCCCCGCAAAACAGCTTCCTCGAAGTCAGCAAAGGCTGATGTTGGATGGGCTGGGTCTATCATCTTAAAGTCATGCCCAGAAGGTAGCTGATAGACAGATGCTGGAGCCATATCAATCACTGGCACATCATCTTCAGTCATACTATCGCCAGCAAATTCATCACCGTCTGGCGTTGTGATAATGCCAAACTTGGCAGCAGCCGCTCTAGCCGCAATCAATTCAGCTTCACGGTATCCATGCAACATTTTGAGAGATGCAATCGCTGGAGCCATAAAAGGCTCTCCACGGGTCTGAAATGTGCGCTGCGGAATGAATAGATGCAATATTTCACTTGCTGGAATACGTTGATGCTTCCTTGAGCTTCTATTTGAGAAATTAAAGCTATCATTTGGATGGCTAGTCAGAACATAATAAGCAATAGGCTTCTGATATTTATCAACCTCAACGCCCATACGGATTTCATTGCCATTGTCTGCACGTCCGTTTTTATCATGGTCGATCAAATCAGCTTCAAGAAATTGAATATTAAATCCATCTCTGAAGTTGCCGCTCATATATTTGACAAACACTTCGCCATCTCTGGCGAGAGTTTCAGCCACAAACCTCTGACAATCCAACCAAGACATACGCCCTGTAACTTCGCAATTCCCAGCGCGACCCCATACCTTAAAGGCATTTTCAAGGATTGCATTGCCAGCCGCATCTAACGCACCATCAGAATTGGTGGCTCGCACTTGAACAGTAAAACCTTTTTCACCCACAACATTGGTGCGAATAAGGTTAAGAAATCGCTTTGCGTATTCGTTATCTCTGGCGAGTTCCCTACTTCTGTTTCTCAAAATGGGTAAATCTAGCTTTAATTCGCTATCTGCTGAGAAGCTAGAGCCAACAAAATCAGCAAATAACCTACCTTGATTTGCTCCCGCGTAACTTCTGCGCCTTCTACGCCTTATGGGTGTTACTGTAGTTGTCACCTGATTGCGCTTAAAAATATCGAATAAACCCATCAGATAAACCTCATCAATATGCTAGAAGATGTCTTGCGTCCATGCTTCAAGTCAATCTTACGCTTTTCCGCTTTAACTGCACGTCTATAATAATCCCGCCAAGTCAGCAACTCATCAGGCGTCATCTTCGTTAATGATCGTCCAGCAATTGAATAGCTAGATATATCTCCATCAGCCCTGTTTTCTAATACCGCCTCAATCTTCTGAAGCATCTTCTCTTCATGCGTTCTTGGATCAACAGAATTGACATCAAGATCAACTAAAATATCAATTTCGCCTTGATCTAGCACGATCCTATTGCTGGAAGCTGTCTCTAAGACTTCTATCTGGTAATGATAATGACCAGCCGTGTATGCTGCTGTGGTGACGCTGGTTGCAGTAAATAAATAATCATCACCCGTATTCGTAGCGGTGATTGTGAACTCTAAGTTAGCGCCCGTTGCCGACCTAGCTATAAAAGTCAATGTATGCGCGGTGTTTGGATAATCAGTTGAATATTTTGTAATTTTCCATTGAACAAAATCACCAAGAACGATCTCCGTTGGAACTTCTGTCGGAGCATTCGCGGCTTGAAACAAGTTAGCCATTATTTATATCCCAGAACAAAATTGTTAGGACGCGCTAAATTGCCACGCCGCTTTGGTATGTTTCGCTGTGACTGTACCACATTTTGCGCCTGTTTAGCAAGATTATCAAGGTTTAGTCCCATCAACTGAAGCGCAGCAAGCGCATATACCCTGCAATCAAGCGCCTCATTGCGTTGCCTAACCTTAACCCATTCCCTTCTTGGGCGACCCTTAAAGTAACGTGTAACCTTTTTCTCAGAGGTAAGCATTCTAAAATATTCCTCGCTTCGCTCTATCGGAAAGTGGCAATATCCCGCACCTTCCTCTGTGATTTTTAGCCTAGCAAATATAAGCTCTTTGGCTGTATCTGTTCCGACAGGAAAAAGATTTATCTTTCCTATATTATTCTTTGATGGCTTGCCAATGATGGGCTTTCCCTCACCACCAATACCCTTGATAGCAAAAACTCGTTTACCTGTGCGCTTTTTAACGTAATTATAAACTTGCTGGGTGTAATGACCCCCACTATCAATACAGCTTGCCCTAATTGTCATCTCACCACGTTTAGGATGCACAAAAGTTTGGCCTAAGACCTCATCAAGCAAAGACCAAAGCTCTGCACTAGATGGATCGCCATATATCTCATCATACGCAATTGACCAAGTTTCCTCACCCTTGCCGACCCCAAGTATCTCATAAGCAAGGCGATCATCTTGCACGTCAACGCCAGCGCATAATACTAAAACACCCTCTGGCACATTATCTTCATAATATTCCTTGCGCTGAAATAGATCATATTCATCTATGCGCTCGCCCTGTTCTTCATAGCATTCGCCAAGAGTAGTATTAACCCAAGCTTTCAACCTCATTGGATCACGCTTCGATTGAAGAAAATCAGTCACAATATCTTCCAGAGGCGTCCAAGGCGAATATAACGCTGAAAGATGAAACCCTGCTGTTTTTCCATCACCTTCAGCCGTGGCTCTCCATTCACCATATCTAATCGCTTGAAACCGCTTTGCATCGCCCCACAAACTACCGCAATGCTCACAGCAATATTCTGCTGTTGAGGCTTTGCCATCTGCCCATTGAACATTTGACCATTTTAAATCTTGATGCTCACCACAATCAGGACAAGGCACAAAATACTTGCGCTGATCGCTATACTCATATGCACGTTCTATTCTGGATGCGCCTTTTTCAGTTGGTGTGCTTACCATGATAATCTTACGGTTCCAGAAAGTAGCTGATCGCTTTCTAGCCAATGCCACAGGATCACCTTCTGACCCTGCGCTGATTGGATAACGATCCACCTCATCACACAGAATAATCCGACATGGCCTAGATGCTAAAGAAGATGGACTATTAGCACCGCAAGCAGTAACGTGACCACCCGAAAATACTTTGTGCAATGTAGTATTCCCGCTATCTCTACTTCTGGGATTGGCTATCTTAGCCGACAAAACAGGCGTGTCTCTAATAGCAGGGGCAAGTCTATCTTTACTCCAAGTCTGCGCCATTTCTAAGGTGGGCTGGACAACCAGCATAGGCGCAGGGTCTTGATGGATGTGAAACCCAACAACATTGTTAATCAATTCGGTCTTGCCAATTTGCGCAGCAGTCATAAGAACAACAGTTTCAACATTAGGATCACTCACAGCATCCATCATACCACGCTGATATTCCGCCCTTCGGGTTGACCACTTACCAGCTTCAGCAGAACTCTCAGAGGATAACTGCCTATAATTATCAGCCCACTCAGAAATAGTAAGCTTGGGAGGTGGAGCCATCACCATCCGCAACGTAGCTTCAAGCCGCCGCTTCAACTTCTCCGCTTGCCGCTTCTTTATCGTATCCGACCAGTTCACTAAGAGCCTCTAATACTGCGCTTTCTATTATCTCTTGCACCTCTTTTACAGATGCAGCCGCATGTGCTTCAGCAGCAACCTTAGTAGGAACTGCCAATAGTTTCGTCTTACACTTACCAAGCTGACTTTCAAACTGTTTTACAATATGCTCAATGTAAACCAAATCGCCACGCTCCACAGCATTCTCCATTTCTTTAGCATCAGCTTGCTCCTTTGCTAATCTTGCTCTTTCTGCGCCTAAATCAAGATCGCCATCTTTTAATCTATTAGATGCAATGTCTCTCAAATGACCAAGATAAGACAAACGACACTTTTCTAAATCATATCCCCTTTTGCCATTCTTCTCTAAAATCCCACGACTTGTTAAATCACTTATAACAGTTGTTGAAATTCCCAAATGATCGGAAAGTTGAACTTGTGTGACCATCATCTTGCCCCATGATTAATATGGAACCCATATTTATTTTCTGCGGCAAGTCTCGCGTTGATCGCTTCTTCTCTTGTTTTAAACGAACCTAACTTAATCGCTTTGCCATTAACACTAATCTGCGCTCTCCAACTATTCGTGTCTGACCTTTTAGCAACACCAACAATCCCTGATTGATTGGAACTATACTTTTTCTTATTCATCATATTTTGGTTCATAGTTACCAACCGTAAATTTGATATTCTATTGTCAGATTTATCGCCATTTATATGATCAATCTCCATGTCACACGGAACATCTTTTTTATAGTATAATTTCCAAATAATTCTGTGAGCAGCATACTTTTTATAATTAAAGCCAACCCAATAATAACCAGTCTTTCTATTTTTGGTGGTGGTAGTTTCTATATTCTTGTATTTTCTATAGAGAACACCGGACATTTTATCATACCTGAAATTATTTTCTAAGGTTTCTAATGATGGTAATTTATTATAAGCCATAACAACAACAACCCTTTATATATTTTCTGTCGCTAGAAACAAAACTTGGTCCGAATTACCA